GAGGCGAACCGACGCGGTCTGGCGCTAGATGCGAATCGATTATAAAGGGGGTGTAACGTGCTGACTCAACAGGTTATTGCTGATCATCTCGACCTTAGCCAGCAGTCTGCCAGCGACCTTTTGCGGCGCTTGGGTGTTGACTGGAAAAACTCATCGTTGGATGAGATTCGGATTGCTTACATCCGCCATCTGCGGGAGAAAGCCGCGGGTCGAGGAGCAGACGGTGCGCTTGACCTGGCCGCCGAGCGCGCTGCCCTGGCCAAAGTCCAGCGCGAACGCATCGAGATGCAGAACGCCATGACCCGCCGCGAACTCGCGCCCGTCATCCTTATCGAGCAAGTCCTGGCCAAGGCCGGAAGCAAGGTTGCTGGCATCCTCGACGCCATCCCCGGCATGATCAAACGCCGCCTGACCACTCTATCAGCCGACGGCTTGACCCTCATTGCCGTTGAAATCGCCAAGGCCCGGAACATCGCCGCATCTTTATCGCTGGCCGACCTGCAGGAAGATGCCCTGCCAGACGCCGAATATCTCACAGCCGAAGAAGCCGACTGATGGACCTTACCGGGATCACGCCCAGCCAGACCGCCGCCCTCGTCGAGCACCTCGCGCGTGGCCTGTCGAGCTTCGCCGTGCCCGATCCCATGACCCTCGAAGCCTGGGCTGAAAAGCACTTCTACCTGTCTGCAGAATCCTCCTACGTCGAACAGCAATGGCAAGCCTGGCCGTATCAACGCGCCATCATGGCCTGTATCTCCAACGACGACATTGCCGAAATCGACTGGCCCAAAGCCGCCCGCACCGGCAACACCAAGATCATGCTGGCCGCCATCTGCTATTTCGCCGAGCACAAACGCCGCAATCAAGCCATGTGGCAGCCCACGGACGACGACCGTACCGAGTTCGTCAAGACCGAGCTGGACCCCGCACTGCGCGACATCCCGATCATGCAGCACGTATTCCCCGCGTACCTCTCCCGGCACAAAGACAACACCCTCCAGCAAAAGACCTTCCTCGGCAGCATCCTCCATTTGCGTGGTGGCAAGGCTGCCAAAAACTACCGCCGCATATCCATCGGTGTCGGCTACATCGACGAAGCAGACGCCTTCGATCGCGACATCGAAAGCGAAGGAGACCCCTTTTCGCTCGCCTCAAAGCGCGTCGAAGGTGCCACATTTGGCAAGATGATCGTCGGCAGCACGCCCAAAACCAAGGGCTTTTCGCTGATCTACGACCGCACCATGCTCGCCGACGAGCGCTTCCAGTTCGTTGTCCCGTGCCCAGACTGTGGCGAAGTGCATTCCATCACCTGGGGCGGCAAGGAAGAACCGCACGGATTCAAGTGGACCCTGGACGACACCGGGAACCCCGACCCGGAAAGCGTCTACCACCTCTGCCCGCATTGTGGCTACCACCTGACGCAGGGCGAGTTCCTGTCCGTCTGGCAACGCGGGTACTACCGCAACGAAGACCGCAGCATCACCCTCGATCACCAGGGCGTTTTCCGGGACCTCGCCGGAAATCCGCTACCCCCGCCCCGGCACATCGCATTCATTGGCGTGTGGACCGCCTACAGTCCGTCCGCCAGCTGGCCCAAGATCCTGCGCGACTTCTTTGCCGCTTACGAAAAGCACCAGGCCGGTGACCAATCGGCAATGAAAGCCTTTTTCAACACCACGCTGGGGCTGGCCTGGGAAGAGGAACTGGAAAAGACCGACGCCACCGAACTGCAATCGCGTGCCGAACCCTACGCCTTGCGTACGGTCCCCATGGGCTGCGTCCTGCTGCTGGCCAGTGTCGACACCCAGGACAACCGCCTCGAATGCACCGTGCGCGGTTATGGCCGCAGCTGCGAGACCTGGACCATCGCCCACGAAATCTTCTACGGGTCGCCAGGCGCCGACCCCGTCTGGCAAGAACTCGAAGAGCTGCTGTTCGACACCGAATTCCAACACGCCAGCGGCAGCACGCTCCGCATTCACGCCACCGCTATCGACTCCGGAGGTCACTTCACGCAAGCCGTCTATGCCTTCGTCGAAAAACACACTCGCCGCAAAGTCTACGCCGTCAAAGGGTATTCCGGCCGCGAGCGACACATCAAGAACGGCGTCCAGAAAGTCGACATTGACTGGCGCGGCCGCGTCAAAAAGCGCGGCCTGTTGCTGTGGCAGGTCGGTACCAACCTCGCCAAGGACCTCCTGCACAGCCGCACTCAACTGACCCGCCCCGGGCCTGGCTACATGCACCACTCCAAAGACCTGTCCGACGAGTGGTTCAAGCAATTGGCCGGCGAAGCCCGCGCCGAACGCAACGGGCCAGCAGGGAAAGAAACCCGATGGACACCCCTACGCAAGCGCATCGAAGCCTGGGACTGCGCCGTCTATGCGGTCTGGCTCGAAACCCATCTGGATTTGGCGCGCAAGCCCGCAACGTTCTGGGATGCCCTCGAAAATCTCGTGCAACCCGCTACCCGCGATCTGTTCCAGGCCGAAGACCACCCATTGCCGGCAGCCTTGCCCGCCGTGGTGGCCACCGCCAAAGCCTCCCGGTTGCCAGCTTCCGGATCCATCAGCCTCTCCAACTGGAAACGCTGATGCGCATCGACATCGTCCGCGAACTCATCGAGCGCCTGATCGAAGCCACCCACCGCGACGGCACGCTCACCGAAATGGCGGCGCGCGAAGTCGAGCGCGCCTTCCGCCAGGAATACTCCGGCGAGGCCTACTACGTCAAACGCCTGCCGGTGCAGATGTCCGACAAGCAGGCCTCGATCACCGCCGCCTACCTGCAGGGCGAATCGACCGAAGACATCGCCTCGGAAAACGGCATCAGCCGCCGCACGCTGTACCGCTACCTCAAGCGCGACGCGTGATTTCCCCGCGTGCCACTTTTTCACTAAACCCGCGCTGTCGCTTTCGATAGCCTACGCGCGACCACAGGAGAACTCATGTCCGGAATCACCCTGGCGCAAGCCCAGACCAAACTCGACGCCTACCTCGCCGCCGAAGAAAAGATCCTGCTCGGTCAAAAGGTCGAGATTGATGGCCAGGCTCTCACCCGTGCCAACCTCGAAATGGTGCAGGCCGGCGTCACCGTCTGGAACCAGCGCGTTCGCGACCTCACCGCGCAGTCCGCCGGCCGCGGCCGCAGCCGCACCGTCGCCCCGATCGGATAACCGCCATGCCCCAACCCCAACAAAGCCTGCTCGACCGCGCCATTGCCGCCATTTCCCCCAAGCTCGCCCTGCGCCGCCTGCAACAGCGTCACGCCTTGGCGCTGATGAGTGGCGGCTACCAGGGCGCCAGCTACAGCCGCCCCGGCCTCGCCGGCTGGGGGCCGCGTGCCTCGGACGCCGAGAGCGACACCAACTACGATCTGCCCACCCTGCGCGGCCGATCGCGCGACCTCGCCCGTAACGCCCCGCTCGCCGGCGGCGCCATCTCGACCTATGTGACCAACGTCATCGGTACCGGACTCTGCGCGCAACCCACCCCGGACGCCGACGCCCTCAACCTGACCCCGGAAGCCGCCGAAGCCTGGTCCGACAACACCTTGCGCGAGTTCAAGCTGTGGGCCGAACGCGCGGAGTCATGCGACGTTACCAAGACCCAGACCTTCTACGGCCTGCAATCGCTGATCTTCCGATCCGCTCTCGAATCCGGCGACATCTTCATCCTCCTGTCCAGCCTGCAGAAGATCGATTGCCCGTACCGCCTGGCGCTGCAGATCGTCGAAGCCGACCGCATCGGCAACCCAAGTTTCGTGCAGGACGCCGGCAACCTCTCCGCCGGCGTTGTGCTCGATGACGCCGGCGCACCGGTTGCGTATCACATCTGCCGCCAGCACCCCGGAAGTCTCTTGCGCCGTTCCGATTTCAAGTGGGACCGCATCGAAGCCTTTGGCGCCGCCAGCGGCCGCCGCAACGTCCTGCACATCTACGACCGCCGCCGGCCCGGCCAGACTCGTGGCGTCCCCATCCTCGCCCCGGTCATCGAACCACTCAAACAACTGCAGCGCTACACCGACGCCGAACTGCAGGCCGCCGTGATCTCCGGCATGTTCGCCGTGTTCGT